CGGGTCTTTTCTGGTCGGTGAAGCCAATAACACTAATGCGGACGGTTACCCGGTTTACGCTTGCTTTAAACAATCAGGCGATCACTATTTTGCCCGTTACTTTACGCTTGAACAATTCAGGTCGGAAATTTGATCAAATAACCCTCTAGCCCTTACAGTGTAAGGGTTTATAGCTATCATTTTAGGAGTGACACCATGAAACTGTACCCATCATATGACGCATTGCCAGCTAACCCCGTTTATCTGGGTTCTGACGATAGGGGACCCGGCGCAATTAGCGAAAGCACCGCCGACATGATCGACGATGAATCGTGGGGGAAACCCCTAGCCTACGTCGTCGACGAAAACGGGTTTCGCTCATTCTTTACATGGGGGCGCAAATGAGAAAACTACTCTGGACCCTAGTCCAAGGACTTATCGGCGCTGCCGTATGGGGCTTACCCTTTATTTGGTATTTTTGGAGCATGAAACCATGAGTTACACCATCGAAAATAACCTAGTCAAATTTTATGACGGCTCCAGGTTTGTCGCCAGCTACCGCATTGATGCGTTAAAGCGAAGCGCCGGGCCACTTATGCTCGATCAATGGCGCATTGTTAGTGCCGATCTGATGGATGAAATCAGGGGTAAATTGTGAACTACGTCACACGGGCCATCATGGCCCTACTCAAAATCGATGTCGACATCGCTATATTGGTGCAGTCCCATATGGACATTGACTTTTCAGAATGCACCAAAGCACAAATGAACCGCGAGATAAGGGCAGCATATGCGTATATTAGTCGCCTGTGAATATTCGGGTACCGTCCGGGATGCATTCATCCGGGCCGGTCACGATGCCATATCGTGTGACCTACTGCCCACGGATGCGCCCGGGCCACACTATCAGGGCGACGTAGGAGACCTACTAAACGACGGGTTCGACCTGATGGTGGCGCATCCCCCATGCACCTATCTGAGCGTATCTGGGATGCATTGGACGACTAGGGGATTACGCGATCCTCAGTTAACCACTGATGCTCTCGCATTCGTGCGCCTACTGATGGATGCGCCTATCCCACGTATCGCCATTGAAAACCCGGTGAGCATCATTTCAAGCCAGATCAAAAAACCAGATCAGATTATCCAGCCTTGGATGTTTGGCCATGATGCAAGCAAAAAGACTTGCCTGTGGTTGAAGGGTTTGCCGATGCTAACGCCCACGCAGACCATTGCGCCACGCATGGTAAACGGGAAACCCCGCTATGCCAATCAGACCGATAGTGGGCAGAATCGTTTGGCACCTAGTGCTGACCGGTGGAAGATTAGAAGTGAAACTTATTCAGGCATCGCTGATGCTATGGCACAACAATGGAGCAAACCATGAGCAATTGGCACGACTACGATGACGACAAGGATTACGACCGACTCATGGCAGACGATGGCCCGGACGACTCAGAGCCGGGTATCTGCCCTGCCTGTAGCGGGTCTGGCGAAGGGATGCGCGAAGGGACTACCTGTGGCACCTGTAAAGGGGAAGGCGAATGTTAGCTGCTGCCATAGTGGCGGGGCTCATGGCGCTGCTACTGAACCTTTAAACGATAAGCCCCGTCACAGGGGCTTTATTGTTTCTATCTGCCGTTTCGCATCCTCAAAGCCCCGCCCCACGATAACTTTGTGGCCGATACTCTCTAGGTACGCGATCCAATCCTTTTGGACTGGCGAAACAATGCCGCCCGTCTCACGCTTCATTTCAACCCATAGATTCCAGGCGGGGATGCAAAGGTCAGGGATTCCCGCAACAGTACCGGAAGCCTTTAACGCAGCCCCTTGGCTGGCGCTTCTAAGCCCCCCATTTGGAATAGCGAATATCAAAACGCCAGGATAGCTACGCCTGAACCATGAGACTAGGCGCACTTGCTGTAAATGTTCGGATTCCATCAGAATGGCACCTCAAGAACCCACAATGAACACTCGCCGGGTTCTGATGCAAACGACTCAGGCGGGGCTTCGCCGAATTCAGCGCATATGCCATCGGGCCTGTAATGGTCGCAGGTATGGCAAACCATAGGCGGCTCTGCTTTGATGGTGGCGCGGTAGTGTGTAACGATTGCGGGTTCTGGGTGTCTCATGTGTTTTTACTCCGTAATGCGGCTTCAATGGCTCTCATTAAATTTTCTTCATCATGTGATGGGTCTCCCCAGCCAATTGAATTTTTCCAAATAGTTTGAATTTCTTCCTTGTTTAAACCGACCCATTCACGCTTTATTGGATTTTCATAAGTTTCATAACAGCGTCCGTTTGCGTCTTTCATTATGCGTAGTTTCATGTCCATGTCCTTTTTAGTACGGTAAAAAACTTGCCTTCTTTTTTGAATTCTATGGTGGCCGGTGGCTTCCCTTCGGTCATCTGGCCTGCCATCTGATGTAAGTCAACGGCAGCATAGTCCAGCACCACGCCTGCCTTGTGGGCAATGTCGGCCAGTAGGCGCCTGCTTTTTTCGCCTGCGTATCCGTCGTGAGTCACTGCCAAGTATTCGATTACCGGCGCATCAGACAAACTTCCGTACATGGTGCAAGAGAGCATTTCACGCCCTGATGCCCTGCTGATATGCTTCCGCCACGTCCAGGCGGTCACTTCCATGTCCACGCCCTCCACGCCCATGATGTCCAGGTTGTGCAGTTTCAAGACTGGCTTCACCGGCTCCGGGAATGCCTCGCCGCAAGCTGGGCAGACCCTCACGCTCAAGGCGCAGATTTCCTGACAATGGTCACACACTTTTACTGGCGCTTCACCTTGCTTGTCGCCCTTTTTTGGTGGCGCTCTCACGGCGGTGATCGGGCCATGTTGCTCAACCACGCCAGCAAAGTCTAGGACTAGGCAATCCGTCTTACCCGGTGCGATCCGCAGGCCACGCCCAGCCATCTGAACGTACAGGCCGGGACTCATGGTAGGGCGCAGCATAGCCACCAGATCGATTCCAGGCGCATCGAAACCCGTTGTCAATACGTTGGCATTGGTCAGGGCTGTAATTCGCCCTGCCTTGAAGTCGGTCAGTATGCGGTCACGCTCTGCGCTCGGCGTTTCGCCGGTCACGCACTCGGCCACTATGCCCTGCATTGTCAAGGTGTCGCGGATATGCTGGGCGTGATTCACCCCGGCGCAAAACACCAGCCAGGATTGGCGGCCAATGCCCAGCTTAATGATCTCTTGCACCACACGGGCGTTCTTGTCGGTGGTGTCAACCGCTGCCTGTAATTCGCTTTCAATGTACTCGCCCCCACGCTTTTTCACCCCGTCCACCTCTAGCTTGGTGGCGGTCAGTTTGCTGCGCAGAGTTGACAGATAGCCTTTGTGAATAAGTTCCTCAATAGATACCGGCTCAATCAAGGCGTCAAAGATGGCGGGATCGTCGGTGATGTAACCGTGGCCCAGGCGGTAGGGGCTGGCGGTCAGGCCTACGATCCGTAAGTTTGGGTTTATGGCGCTCAGTTCTGCCAACAAAGTGCGGTATCCGCCCTCGTCCTTGTGGCTCACTAGATGAGCCTCGTCAATGATAACCAGATCAACATGGCCGATTTGCTTTGCCTTAGTGCGGACGGACTGGATACCTGCAAAGGTTATCGGTTCGCCCAGTTCCTTCTGGCGCAGCCCAGCAGAATAGATGCCCATCGGTGCGTTCGGCCAGTGGAGCCTCATTTTGTCGGCGTTCTGGCTGATCAATTCTCTAACATGGGTGAGCATCAAAATGCGAGTCTCAGGCCAACTTTGCAGCGCGTCCTTGCACAGTGCCGCAATGATGTGAGATTTGCCGGAGCCGGTAGGCAGCACCAGGCAGGGGTTGCCGGTGTTGCCTGCTTCAAACCATTGGTACAGCTGATTGATGGTGCGGGTTTGGTAGTCACGGAGCATCAAACACCAACCCTTCCATCGCACGAAAACGCGCTAATTTATATGCGTGATTGGCGCAATTAACTGCATATTCTTCAATTTCAGCTTCCCCCATCAATGTTGGGGGCATGATATTGGTGCGTTTTCCGTTTTCATTAAACAACAATAAAAAAGCCTGCAAAGCATGATCAATGTCATCCTCATCACACCAAACTTTTTGACTTAAATGTTTGAACCAATGCACAAAAACACATTGTCTTGTTTTTGTTTTTTCTGACAAAAGTTTTGGAGCCAATTTCCATAAGTCTTTTGCTGGAACGTGATAAGTTCCATCACGGAGTTCAAGTCCATACATTGTTACTGACCATTGTTCTCCTTGCCACAATACAAAATCCAGTGCTTCTCCTTTATTGTGGACTTCGCTGCGAGTCTGAGGGCAAAACTTAAACCATCCAAAATCGTCTTTTGTTTTAAAATCATTCACCCTACTACCCTCCCATCCCACTCTTTCCGCAGCGCCATGACCATTGGGTCAGCAGCCACGCAGGCGGCAGTGTTAGCCAGCAGTTCCTTTGACCCATACACACCCTCACCCGGCTCACCATTGGCAATTCCCTGCCCGTCAATCTCATAGACTGCAACCCAGTCAGACGGTCCTTCCAGCCGCTTCCACGGCACCAGATCAGGATGGATAACGTGGCTCTCGCAGCCTGTAAGCTGCGCGTCAGTCGGCACAATAGCGTCCCATTTGGCGCAGTGCCATGTTGAATCGGACAATGGCGTGATGTGGGCGCAGGTACGGCAATTGACCTGCTTTGTGGTCTTGCTGCCGTGGCAGAAGTCATGGCCTGCACACATCTTGCATTCATACCATGTCGGGTCGGTGCTTATTGGTGGTGGCAGGCGGTCAGTCAGCGCCAGCCGTTGACCCTTGTCAATTGCCTTGATGGCATGGTCGCGGTCATACTCCAGCCGCTCGGTATAAATGCGGTCATCGTCTTTGCAGACGGCCACATACAAAGCACGTTTCAGGTCGGTGCCGTGCATATAAACCTGACACTGCGTGAAATGCTGGGGCTTACTCTTTGCCACGCCATTCTTCTCTAGGTCGTTGAAGCTCTTGAGTGAATGGGTCTTGAACTCCAGCACATGCTCAGTCTTAGGCGCACCGGGTACGCCCTTGCCGATACCGTCTAGGCTGCCCGATACGTGACTGCCAAAATTCACCCGGCGCTGAGTACCACTCACGCTCATGCCAATGGCGCGTAGGTCGCTGATGATCTGCGCTTCCTCGTTGAAGCCACGCCGGAACAGTCGCAGGATTCGGCCTTGGAACTTCTCAACCACCGCCCAGCGAAACGACAGCCAAAGCCAGCGTTCACAGTGGTGGCCCAGCGTACTGCAACCCATGTGAGCACGGGGCTTCTCAGTCCGGGCTTCATGGGCTTGATCAATCAGGCTGGTGATGGTAATATCTGGCTCATGGATTCTCATGGTTGGTGTTCCTGTTGGTTGTTGTTGCT